AGATTTCACTCAAGAACCAACCAACCACTACGTCCTAGGAAAGGGGTCTCATTTAGTTGACGCACTCCACCTTCGTCCCGCAAAGACAGGGTCAACCACTTCCGAAGACGTAATCCCTCTTCACTTCGAGGACCCCAACTTACGTGAAATCGCTAAGTATGGGGGGTACTCAACCTACAGCTCTAACTCTAACACAGATCCTCATGTTAGAGAGAGTCTAAAGCTATTCAGCCGAGACATCTACGAGGACATCCGTGGCTTCACTCGCCGCCCACAAGGTAACGTGGGTATGTACACTTCCTTAGCGAAGTTTGCAGGTGAGAAAAGCACATTCTCCAGTCTCTCTCCATCGCAACAATCTTCGATGCGGCGTTCTATCGCCAAAGCAAAGAAGGCTTTCAAGTTGCCTTACAAGCGTGAACCGCTTGATTGGCACGAGGTGGGTCAGTTCCTCAGACGTGACACGTCTGCAGGTTCAACTTTCATGGGCGCCAAGAAAGGCGATTGCATGGAAGAGATCTACCATGAAGCAAGATGGTTAGGACACAGAATGAAACAGGATGGTAGAGCCAGTTTCAACCCATCCAGGATGCGGTTCCCTCCGTGTCTTGCAGGCCAGCGTGGCGGAATGTCAAGTATCGACGATCCGAAAACGCGCCTGGTTTGGGTCTATCCAGCAGAGGTGTTGACAGTCGAAGGTTTCTACGCTCCTTTGATGTATCGTGACTTTATGAACGATCCCAACTCACCAATGCTAAATGGAAAAAGTGCGCAACGCCTTTACACCGAATGGTGTTGCAAACTAAGGGAAGGGGAGACACTTTATGGTATCGACTTTTCGTCTTTTGACACAAAAGTACCAGCGTGGCTAATTCGTGTTGCATTTGATATTCTGCGTCAGAATATCGAATGGACAACCTTTCAGGGAAAACCTGTTGATAAGGTTGAATCACAGAAGTGGCGAAACGTTTGGGATGCCATGGTGTGGTATTTCATTAACACTCCCATCCTCATGCCTGACGGACGAATGTTCCGTAAGTACAGGGGTGTACCTTCCGGATCTTGGTGGACGCAGATGATCGATTCAGTAGTGAACCACATACTTATCGATTATCTTGCGGACTGCCAGGAAGTAGAGATCCGAAACCTGAAGGTTCTGGGCGACGACAGTGCGTTCAGAGGTAACGACCAGTTCGATCTGGAAGTTGCAAAAATAGATTGCGTTCCAACTGGAATGATCATCAAACCGGAGAAGTGTGAAAGAACAAAAGATCCATCTGAGTTCAAACTTCTCGGTACGAGGTATCGTGACGGTCGCGTTCATCGTGACACCAGTGAGTGGTTCAAGCTCGCACTCTATCCCGAAGGCAGCGTGTATACGCTCGAAGTGTCTTTCACTCGCCTTATCGGCCTGTGGATAGGCGGCGCGATGTTTGATCGAGTCTTTTGTGAATTCATGGACTATTATCAAACAAGCTATCCTGTACCTGAGGAGGGGTGGTTCTCCAAAGATCAGAAGCGATGGCTCGAAGTCGTCTTTTCAGGCAAAGCCCCCAGAGGCTGGACTAC